TTTTTGAATTGTCCATCTGAAATTTCTATAAGTATTGAAATAAATAATGTATTTTTAAAATAAGTGCTTTTGAATGTCCAGGATTTTGGTGAGCATGCCCATAATATATTTTCAAATTTTTGTACTATTTCTGGTTTCATTTAATATTGCTCCATTGTCCAATCCATTCTTCTGGATATTGATCAAAATGCTGTATTAAATATGCTATATACATAATGCTGGAATTTATGTATGGAGATAGGCTTTGTCCTAGGGCATACATTTCTGGAAGCGTAAACCATCCAATTCCTGAGATATTTTCTGTTGAAGTGTATGGTTCTATGCTCCATTGGTTGCAACACAAAACTATGTTTCTGTGATTTCTTGTCTGTATTTTGCATAATTGTTTAAATGATGTGCCATAGATTCCTATATTTTTCAATCCTTGTTTTGCGGCAAGTTCTGGAATGTTATTTTCCTCCAATAATTCACACTCTGGCAAAGTCCACAAATATTTATTGTTGCTAAATTCTGATTGTTGAATAAGTAATAGTCTGTTGTTATTTCTTATAATAGTCCATGCGGTTTTTGTCATGTGTTTCACCGGTTCGCTAGACGACTAAATCAGCAAGACAATTATACACATAATTTTTTATCTATCATCTCCATCTCCATTTATTGTTCCTCTATTTTTTCTGCTAAGAAGTTTCCTAATATTTAAATCATAAACGTCCTCAAGCTTAGAAGATAACTTAATCGACAATTCTTCAATACACACCAATATGTTGGATATATTGTCATATATATTGTGTAAATTGTTATATTTGTTGTCTCCGCCGTTTCCGTAATATTTTTCAGATAATACTTCAGCTATTTTTGAAGCAAGTATGTTCATATGCAAAGTCAATTGAACTATGTTCATTGATTTTGCGGTATGCTTGAATGTGCCCCTCATATCGTACATAAGTTGAAGATCTATACCAGCGTCAGAGCATACACTAGCTACATACCAGCAACAATCTCCTAGTTCATTCAGTATTGATGAAGATCTTTCTTCTGTCATCAAACCATTATCATCTCTAAACATTTTTTTTACTTTATCTGATACTTCTCCACACTCACCTACTAATCCAAGTAGTGGATATATCATAGCACATGATGGTTGCGTTAAGTAGATTGCAGTTTTCCTAGCTGTTGTTTGGAATTGTTTGCTATTCATTAATTTTCGTCCTCACTGTGACTAGACTCTCTTTTGCCCAATTTCATCCCATCTTTCCACTTAGCATTTGGTTCATTAGTCGCACAAAATTCGTATGGATCATTTAATGTTTCTAGAACCCAATCTGCAAGTCCACAGTCGACAGCCTCTTGTGCGTTATATATTGTATCGCTAGCACATAATTCTTCTATTTTCTTTAACGTGATTCTTGGTTTAGCCGCTCTCATTCGTTGGTGGTATATTTGATACATTCGTTTTTGTAGATCGGTGTTGTGTTTAGCCCATGACTGAACCTTCTTGGTTGTCCCGCTTAGTGTATCACTGCTTTCGTGTATCATAAACGTACAATGTCTAGTGACTATTCTTGAATCACATGCTTGTATTATTATTGATCCCATGCTCATTGCGTAGCCCCAACATATTCCATATACGTGGGCTTTAGACGCTCTTATAGCGTCGTACATTGCCATGCCATGATACCAGTCTCCACCCAAGTTGTTCATGTGTATCATTATTGGTTTGTTGGATGTGGAATTAAGGTGAAGCATTGCTTTAATAAAAAATTCAGACATTTCACAATCTGTGCCAGATTCTTCTCCGTCTGCAGTTTCTGCGCTATGAGATCCCACAAAAATGATTCTTTTGGTAGGCATATAACTGTATTGGAACCATTTATCTATATCCCATTTGGAGTAGTTAGCCATCTATGAACCCTTTTGTTGTTTGTTCAATATCTGTGATATTTTTTCAATTACTAATCTGAAATGTTCAAAGTATAGGTAGATATAGTCACTTCTTTGCCATTGAAATCCATTCATAAGAGATGGATCGCTTTTAATAATATGGGCTAATTCTGGTAATTCAGAAGATAGAGCATTTTGTATTTGTATCTGTTTTTTGTGTGAATCAATATCAAAAACTATATGATCGCCATTGGTTCTTTTTATTCTTCCGGACAATCCACCACAATTTTCTGCTTTTTCTAGCCATGTTATTTCTGCATCATCCAGTAGTAGTATCCATTCTTCCAGCAACAATTTAGCTTTTGCAACATCCATTATTCTAATTCTCCGTTGTTTTTATCCAATATAATGTCTACCAAGATCTGTCTATTTTGTTGTATTTCGTCTGGTGTCGATCCAGCTATTGTTAATCCAGTCAATATGCTACTAAGAAAACACCACAATGTTGGATGCATTGTCATTTTTATTGTGTCGTCTGATGGTTCTTTGCGTGGATCTTCTGCGTTAAAATGTGGATCAATTCGCATTGGTATATCTGCTATATTATTTATTGCTGTAAATTCTACAGCTACACGTGTTTTTTTGTGGCATTCTGGTGTACATATATGTTTTTCGTCGAACAACGAAGCTGGACAGTTGTTATTAATTCCCAACATCAACATCAAGTTTTGCATTGATGGTAAAACTTCTTGACAATCCATGAAATACCATGCAAGTTCTAATGAGTCAACGAAGTCAACAAAATATTCGTCTTTTGGCAGATTAATTGTTTCCACAAATGCTTCGAATTTTGGCATACCCATGATAGACGACAAATTTGGAATCATACTGTTGGCAGTTTGTATTAGCATAAATACATCTAGTAATGTTATGTCTTCAGCAATACCAATTACACTTCTTGTTAGATCTGTTGGTAGAAAATCATTGTGACAGTATTCTCTTGTTATTTCAAGAGTTCTCATCGGGTGAGGCTTCATATTGTACTCCTATGTGTCGTGATGTTTTTTGTATTGTTTGTTCGCTTATTTCTGTGCCGATACATTTTATTCCAAGTTTTTTACATATTATTGCAGTTGTTCCAGTACCAAAAAATGGATCAAGGACACATCCACCACCGGTACAATGCCCCAAAACAATTCTTTCAATCATTTGTTCTGGCAGTTGGGTTGGAACCCAAGATCTTCTTTCTTTAAATGACCCACATATTCGAGAAAATTCCCAAACATTTTGTGGTAGTTTGCCTCCTGGGGCTGCTCTTTTGTCTTTGTATTTTGTTTGTCTTGCGCTTGGTACTTTGATCAGATCTGCATTTATGTATGGTGAATTTAACCAATATATTGGTCTGTAGCACAACGCGTATTTGCCATTTCTTGTTTGATCTTGTCCGAACGTATAATACCACTGTAATCTCTGTATTATTTGTATACCAAGATCACGTATAGCTGATTCAACCTCGAATGTCCATTTTTCATTAAAAGTAAAAAAAATTGGTCCATCAGTTAAATTAGCCATTGTTTCTAGCCAGTCTGATATTTTGTTTTGATATTCCCATGTGGGTTTTTTGTCTTTGAATCCATCATATTTCAATCCGATATTGTCTGGTGGGTCAGCTATTATTAGGTCTATTTTTGTATTTTTGAGCACACGTGAAGCCACCGAAACAAAATCGCCATGGATTAGTTGGATCATTTTATTTTCCAATATTGTGTATTGTTTTACTCAACGTTATTATACACAGTAATGGATGATGTGTTCTAAAATAAAAAACAAAAAAAATTAAGTGTTTTTAAATTTTTGCACTCCCTATATATAGACGGGTATGTTAATATAGGACTTTGTTGTGTATAATTGCTCGGAGGTGATAAAAGTGAGCGAAAAAAGAATCAAGGTTGACTGTCATTTGACAACAAAAAGCGACGTTGTTGTTGATGAAAAAATTAAAGAAGATTTTGAAGTTAATGACCCAGATACGGCTACTGGCGAACATATTATTAAAAAATTTATTAAGAAAGAAGATAGTATTGATGGTAGTTAGTGATGAATTATTGCATGAGGCTTACCCTATAATAGATAGAATAGCAAAATCAAGAAGTACCAATGGTGCTTTTGCATATTATGAAAAAACAGATGTTTATCAAGAAATATGGGCTTTGTGTTTAGAGGCTATGGGTAGGTATAATCCAGATATTGGTCCGATAGAGAATTATCTAGTTAGACACGTAACGAACAGGATGAAAAATTTGAAAAGAGACAAATATTTTCGTCCAGGATGTGATATTTCCAGTTCTGGATTGGCGAAAACTAGGATGAATTTAGTTAATGCTTTATCTTTGGGTGTTTGTGAAACTGCAAATCATGGTACGCTGTTGGGGTCTAGCATAATCAATGTAGATCCAGTTAAGCACATATTATGTGATGAAACATTATTTTATATAAGAGAGAGATTGCCACAAGATCTGCTTGGTCCTTTTGAAGATTTGGTTGAAAATAATAAAATTAGAAGTGCTGTTGTTTCTGATCTCAGACACAATATAGCAGAAATTTTGGCCGAAAGAGACGAAAATGAAAAAACCTAAATATCAGAAATTATCTAAAAACAAAAAGGCTTGTACAATTCTATCTGAGTGTGTAGAACAAGGATTTTCAGACAAACAAATACAACAAAGACTTATTCAAGAATGTGGATACCAATGGGCGGTAGAAACAATTAGTAGATACAGGAGATCAACATCTGCTACTGATGAATCAGAAAATTCTGATAAATACGATGTTTCGATATTAACTATGCCACCTCCAGGTCTGTCTGAATTAGAAAAAATGCAATGGTTTGTTAATCAATTTAAGAAAACAAATATGTTTGTGACGATAAAGAGACAGTTTGAGCCAGACGAGGTATGTGTTTATCTGGATAATTTTGGATCATTGTGTTGTCAGTTTGAAGATATCGTAGTTAGTGAATTTATGCAAATTGATGATTTTTTAAAGCATAGAATTTTAATTGATAGACAGCTTATTTTAGCTAGAACCATCGGTAGAGAAGTTGCTGTATTGAACGAATGGTTTGCTAAGAATCCACCGAAAGAAGGGGAAGACAAAGATACTATTAGGTCCAGATTGGCACAACAAAGACAAGTTAATGACAAATATAAGGAACTAAAGGGAGTGCAGGATCGTTATGATGCACTTGTTAAGGAACGACAAAAGATTCATAGCAGTTTGGCTGCTACCAGGAAAGATAGATTAGATGAATTGAGAGGTGGTAAAGAAACATTTCTTGATTTAGTTGCTCAACTACAGCATTCACAAGATGAAAGAACTAGACAGGGTCATTTGGCGGAATTAACCAAACTGGCTTCAGAGGATGTAAAGGAAGAATTTAGAAAACCAACAGAGTTTCCTGATGGAAGTGTTGCTCCAATTATTATGGACAGCGATACAGATTTTGGAGAAGAACTAGATGAATAAGTGTGCATTATTTATACCAAGACCTGGGGATAATTACAACATGATATTTCGTGGTTATGTTATGGCTCTCAGAGCCATGGGATGGCGAGTGTATGTTGAAGATCCAAAAACGAAACTTGGGTGTAGGTCAATAATAGAGAACTATGGTGTTTCGTTTATCTTTACTCATTCCAGGTATGGTATAAGGCAATTACCAATTGATGTTATAAACAAAAATTGTGTTACTGTATTTGTCGATATTCTCCCATTAAACAATAATGGGTTAACAATAGATGGTTCTTATGAGATGGCTCATTTGGATGAACCAGATGTTCTTGATAGGATAGATTCTCTAGTTCTTCACACAAAAATAGAAAAACATTTATGGGATTCTTATTTTGAAGTATGGATGCGTGACCATCACATTATTCATGTCCCAGCCGCTGCAGATATAATCAATGCATTACCAGATACATGTTGTTCAATAGTTGATATGGCTATGATAGCTAATTTTGCGAACAAGCAAGGTGTAATGAAGTACGTAATAGAGCCATTATGCAGAAGAATAGAGTTATTGGGGTATTCATATGCTGGATTTGGAGATGATATATGGGCTAGGGCAGGATTATCCTATCAGGGAAATATATCTTTGTGCGGAAACAATTTTGCAAACATTTATGCGAATGCTGCAGTATGCCCGAATGTACATACAGAACAACAGGTTAGGTTGAGTGCATTTATAAATGAAAGATCTTTTATGATACCATTATGCGGTGGTATTCAGGTTTCAGACAATCCGCTAACTGGAAACTATTTGTCTGACAGCAGTGAATTTGCTTCAAGCATAACTGATTATATTGGCAGAGTTGTCAAAAATATTGAGTGTCAAAATAATCGTTTTGATAGAATAAGAAGTGGAGTAAAACACGTTGCCAACAATCATACATATTTCAATAGATTGTGTGATTTGTTTGATGCTTCTGCATTCGATGGGCTGTGTCGTGAAATTAAAAAATTTGGAAATAGAAAAGCTTTTAGTCATTGTGCAGAAATGGACGCAAGGATTAACCTTGAAACACAAGGAGTGACGAATGAGTAAGAAATCTAAACAGCGAAATGTAGCAAGAAGAATATCTGGCGTAACTATGCCAATAAGCAAAAAACGCATTAAATGGAATAGGAATTGGAAATGTTTATGTGGAAGTAACAAAAAATACAAGCATTGTTGCATGAAAGATCTCGACGCTTTGACATTATCTGATGGGAATATGGTTGTTAGGGATGTTCCAGAAGATGTTCAGGATTTTATTGACATAATGGATAAGCAAGCAGAAGACAAAGGGGAGACAAAATAATGGATAAGACAGCACTAGTTACTGGTGTTACTGGACAGGATGGCAGTTATTTGGCGGAATTGCTCTTGGGAAAGGGATACAAAGTATATGGTCTTATAAGAAGATCTTCGACCGACACCACAGAACGAATAAAAGGGTTCGTTCGTCACCCATGTTTTGAACTTGTCGAAGGAGATATTACAGATGCATCATGTATGAGCAGAATAGTCTCTGGGGTTAAGTTCGACGAGATATACAATCTAGCAGCAATGAGTCATGTTGGTACCTCGTTTGACCAACCAATAACTACATGTAATATTGATGCTGTTGGTCCACTAAATATACTTGAGGCAATTAGGCAATTTTCTCCTGAAACAAAATATTATCAGGCTAGCACATCAGAGTTGTTTGGAGATACACTGGATGCACCTCAATCAGAGAACACAGAATTTAATCCGAATTCACCATATGCGGTTGCTAAATTGTATGCACATCATCTTGTAGCCCTTTATCGTCGTGCCTACAATATTTTTGCCTGTGCTGGAATATTATTTAACCACGAGAGTGAACGTCGTGGTGAAACTTTCGTTACCAGGAAAATAACAAAATATGTAGCCATGCTACAAAGATGGATGGATACTAATGATGGATTTCCCAGAGTTGATGTAGATGTCTTCCCATTAGCTCTTGGGAATATTGAGGCAAAGAGAGATTGGTCTCATGCCATCGACATGGTAGAGGGAATGTGGATGATGTTACAGCATGAAAGTCCAGATGATTATGTATTAGGTTCTGGAGAGACTCATTCTGTAAAAGACTTCTTGGAAATGGCTTTCGGAACAATAGGATTGTCGTATAGTGATTATGTTGTCGTGGATCCAAAGTTTTATCGTCCAGCAGATGTAAATTTGCTACATGCAGATCCATCAAAAGCGAAAGAAGTCTTGGGATGGAATCCTACCATTAGTTTTGGTGAAATGGTAGACATGATGGTTCAAAGTGATTATAGGATGGAGTCAGAATGCCACGCTTAATTTTACCTAGTTATACTGTTGTTAGAGACACAAGAGAACAGTCTGGACATGGATGGACATTTAGTGCTCATTCTCCAGATCATCGTTCTCCTAGATGCGATGGAACTGTTACGAATACTCTTGAAACTGGGGATTATAGTTTAATTGGATATACTGACATATTGGCGGTCGAGCGAAAATTTGCTTTTTCCGAATTGTGGGGTAATTATAGTAAAGCAAAAAGACCAGCATTCGAAGCAGAAATGGAAAGAATGTCCAATATGAAACATGCATATATTGTAATTGAATCATTATTTACTCCAGATATTTTGGAGTTGTCCCCACCACAATTTTCAAAGGGTGTCCCAGGTAAATCTATGGTTAGATGGTTAATGTCTTTATCTGCCAAATATGGAGTTAAGATAATTCCAGCCGGGGCATGCGGGAAAAGAATAGCTCAAATGATTTTTGAGGAAGTTGTTCGAGTTGAGAAAGATAGATGGATTGCCCAGAAAAGACGAGGAGGAGATATAATTGGCGGATAAGATAACACTTCAAGAACTGATGCATGGTGATCAGGGTGAATATGGATTTTTATTTCCATTTAGGAAAAAGGTTCCAACGATAAAGGACCACATATTCACAAATTTGAAACAATCAACTCGCCCTCTAGACCATGTTGTTGTAGATCATATGTTGAATATTGATTATATCGGATGGACAGCAAAAGTGATTCTTGGTCTAGATTTGTTTCCGATTCAAATAGCAACATTACAAACTATGTGGAACACTCCGTTTCCAATGCTTATAGCGTGTCGCGGAGGGAGTAAGTCATTTATGTTGGCTGCATACTCAGTGCTTAGGGCATTGTTAGATCCAGGTACAAAAATAGTTATTGTTGGTGCCGGACTACGACAGGCAAGGTTGGTATTTAATTACATAGATACTATTTGGAATAATTCTCCAGTATTGAGGAGTATCGTTGGTGGTGGAAAAAAAGCAGGGCCACGACAAAGTGTTGATCTGTGTTACTTTAAGATAGGCGATTCTATTGTGTACGCACTACCACTTGGTGACGGGACAAAAATTCGTGGATTCCGTGCAAATGTGGTTATAGCTGATGAATTTGCATGTTTGGACAAGAATACGTTAGTCGAAACAGACCATGGACTTCAAAGAATATCAAAAGTTGATTGCTCAAAAACAGATATGATCAATATGTATGGAGAATTTGAACACGCGGAGAGATTTATAAAGACTCCGCTTACTGATGTGTACGAGGTTGTAACCAAATACGGGTATAGCTTTAAATGTTCAAAGAAACACAAGGTTTTAACAACAAATGGGTGGAAACTTGGGAAAGACCTGACTAGAGACGATTTTATTGTGATGGAAAATCAATATGTTTTCCCACAAAAATCATATGATGATTTTATTACAAAAGATGTTGCATGGTTTATGGGATTATTGGTTTCGGAAGGGACAGTTACCAATAAGCATATGGTATCAATTAAAACAACAGATATTGCAATTGTTGATGAGATGAGAAAAAGGTTTGGCTATTTAGAGCCAAAGGTTTATATTAGACCAGCGTATAAAGATAAAAGAGGATGGGACTGCAAAAAGTCATATGAGGTTTGTATACATAATACAAAATTTAGAAGTAAACTTAAGGAATTGGGAATAGATTATGTTTGTGCAAAAGATAAGTGCATACCCAATTCTATTTTGCAATCTCCGAAAGATATTGTTGTGTCATTCTTGAAAGGTTTATTTCTTGGTGATGGTTCTTGTTTTGAATGGAAAGATCAGGATAAATCAAAACTTGGTGTTGCCTATTATACTGTTTCTGATTTGTTGTCACAGGATGTGCAAACAATTTTGTTGAAATTAGACATAATAGCAGGGAGACGACAAAGAGATAGTAAGATTAGCGATAAGAAGCAGTGGATAATCAGAGCCAATGGTAGACATGCTGCAAGTATTGTTGAGTTATTTGATATAAAAGAATGGAATCATATTGCATCTAAAACAGAAACATATTATCCATCAGATGATTGTAGTGTTACATTTGATAAATCAAGGAATAAGTGGAAAGCTGCGGTGTTGTATTCTGGAAAAGTAAGATATCTTGGCAGATATTGTACCAAATCAGAGGCTAAAGATGCTGTTATTTCTTTTAATAAAAAATACAATGAGTGTATGAGGATTGAAAGTGTTTCATTGCTTGATAACAAAGACAATTTGTATGACTTCTATTTACCAAAAACAAATAGTTTTTATGGGAATGGATTTGTTCAACACAACTCGATTCCTGAAGATATATTCGATGTTGTTGTTCGTGGTTTCGCGGCCACGGCAAAAACTCCTGTTGAAGAAGCAAAGAAAATAGCGTTCAACAAGACATTGTCTGACATGGATATTCCAGGAGATATTAAGAAAAAACTATTGTCTGATGACGGCAAAATGCATGGTAACCAAATAGTGTATTCTGGTACGGCATATTATGCGTTCAATCATTTTGCATTGAAATATCAAATGTGGTTGGATATTATAAGTAGTAAGGGAGATCCAGATCGTGTTGCTCAAATTTTTGGTGGAGAAAATTTGGTTCCAGATGAATTTGATTATAGAGACTATTCTGTTATTCGTATTCCGCATACACACTTACCAGAAGGATTGTTGGATGCTCGCCAACTAGCTCACGCTAAAGCTACGCTACCCAAAAATATTTATCTCATGGAATATGGGGCTGTTTTTGTTAAAGATTCTGATGGATTTTATCCACGTAGTCTAATAGAAGGATGCACAGTAGGCCCTAATAGACCAATAGATACACCAGATGGACAAGTAACATTTACTCCTTTGATGAGAGGCCAATCTGGCAGAAAATATGTTATGGGGATAGATCCGGCAGCAGAAAAAGATAATTTGGCGGTGGTGATAATAGAGGTTTGGGCAAACCACTATAGAATAGTTCATTGTTGGGCTGTCAACAAAAAAGAATTCCTAAGACGCAAAAAATTAGGGTTTATTGATGACGATGATTATTATGCTTATTGTTGTTCAAAAATACGTGAAATAGTCAGAATTTTTAATCCTGTTAGGATAGAGATGGATAGCCAGGGTGGTGGTTATGCAGTTTCAGAAATGTTGAGAAATAAAAAATTGTTGGATATTAAAAATGGTGATTTTCCAATTTATGAGGTCATTGATTTTGATAATCCAAAAGATACAGATGGAGAAACAGACGGAAGACACATATTACACCTAGTTCAACAAAGTAGTGAATATAACCAAAATGCTAATGTTGTTTTACACAAAAGTCTTGAAACCAGAACTCTTTTGTTTCCTGCATTTGATAGCGTAAAAATGTTTTCATCACTTCAGGCAGAAAAAGCAGAAGGTATAATAGTAGATACATATGAAGAAAATGTATTTAATATTGAAGAATTAAAGAATGAATTATGTACCATACAAATGAGTGAAACCACGACAGGAAGAGAAAGATTTGATACTCCTACAGTAATTAAGCCAGGGGCAGTAGAGGGCAGGACACGAAAAGGTAGACTCAAGAAAGATAGATATACAGCACTTATGTTGGCCCACAAATTTATTTATGATACTGAGGTTACACCAAACTACGATATTGATTATGAAGACGTTGCTGGGAATGTAGAGAAACGATCTAAACCAGGAGAAGATAAGTCTCTGTACCGTGGTCCTGGTGTCGGAAGAATGAGAAATAGCAATGGTGCCAGAGATGGAAATCTATTTGGTGCATTAAAACGTGGTGAAAAATTTAGATAATTGTTGATCTGTGGCAAGTTGTGTATAATCGATTGGACTACAATCGTATTGTGATTTTAATGTGGGGGGAATATGCCTGACGATAAAAAAGAACGTAAATTATACACTCGTGGTGAACAAAGTATTGAAAATCATGTGCTTCCAGAGGTATGTTACAGAAATAGTGGTCTTCCTAGAAGGTCTTTGGCTGCTGATGTTAATCTCAGAACTGGAAATAATAGATTTGATTATGATAGGGATAGACCACACGATAAGCTTCCAACAGAACATGCAGAAATAATTAAGGCATGTCAAGCTGTCTACAGAAAAGTTGGCATGGTAAGGAATATCATAGATTTAATGACTGATTTTGCATCAGAGGGTTTAGAATTACAACATGCGACGAAAACCCAGGAGAGGTTTTTTAGAGAATGGGCTAGAAGGGTAGATCTGGCTGGTAGAGCGCATGATTATATGAAATTGTTAATGCGGGATGCAAATGTTATTGTACGTAGAAAAAATGCCGTAATTACATTGCCAGTTGCAAGAGATATGGCAAAAGGTGAAGTAGTTTCTATAGACATGGTTGACGAAACAGATGTTAACGAAACGCCAGAAAAAATAAAGAAGTTAAAAAAGAAGACGAGAAAAAGAGAGATTCCTTGGAAATATACATTTTTATCTCCGGTATTAATAGAAAAAATTGGTGGAGAAGTTGGTAGATTTTTTGGGTCAGATGATATGGGGATGCGTATTCCAGCCTCATTGTCTAGAGCAATACAAAAGCCAAGAACTGATGCCGAAAAAGATTTTGTAGACAAATTACCAGCAGAAGTAGTTCGTGCAGCAAAAACAAATGCGTCTATTGTAAAATTAGACATGGAAAAAATTTATGTATCTTATTACAAAAAAGACGACTGGGAGGACTGGGGAACACCATTTTTGTACGGGGTTCTTGAAGACATAATGTTTAAGGAAAAAATGAGACTCGCCGACATGGCGGCTCTTGATGGTGTTATCAACGTTATCCGTTTGTGGAAATTAGGTAATTCAGAACAACAAATTCTTCCAACATCTGCTGCTGTAGATAAGCTAATAGACATTTTACAGCACAATACTGGTGGCGGTGTAATGGATTTGGTCTGGGACGATATGATTGATCTTTCTGTTGAATATCCACCTACCGAAAAAATCCTTGGTCCAGAAAAATACGTTGGAGTTAATGGAGATATTGTTCGTGGCATAGGTATACCAGATTCTTTGGTTGGTGGAGCAGATCTAGGGACCAGAAATGCCCAATCTGCTTTTGTCCAGCTAAAAACACTTGTTGAGAGACTTGAATATGTTCGCAGTAGTGCGATTAAATGGATTCGTGGTGAATTAAGACTTGTTGCAGATGCAATGGGTTTCAAGAAAATTCCAGAAATAAATTTTGGTATCATGTCTTTGAGAGATGAAGCTGCTGAAAAACAATTGATGATTCAATTACTTGATCGTGGAATAATTTCCTCAGAAAAGGCTACGGAAGTATTTGGTGTCAACTATATGATAGAATTAGAACGGATGAAGTCTGAGCAGACTATTAGAGAAGATAATCCTGGAGTTTTGGAGAAGTCTAATCCATATAACAGGCCGTTTACAGTAATGGAGAAGCAAACAGAGCTTGAAATCGAGGTGGAGAAAGTTAAGCAAGGTTTTAGGAGAGACAGTGAATATCCACCGAGGGGGCCGAACAGTGGAGATAATGGTGGTGGGGATAATCCAAGAGGGGACCAACCAAAAGATGATGGTGACAATAATGTTGGTAGACCACCGTCCACAAAAGACACAAAGCCAAGAGACGAGAGGACTCCAAGAACAATATCTGTTTTGAATGCTGTTGCAGATGGTTTCATAGACGAAATAGATAGTTTAATTGACGGTCGCTATTTAGAACAGCATGGAATCAAAAATCTTAGATCAATTACTAAAGCGCAGAGGGTTGAATTGGATGGTACAAAACGGGCCATCTTGTCGGTCTTGCGCCCAAATGACGTTTTTTCGGAACAATTGATTTCAGATAAGTTAACAAAATCATCTGATTCTGTAAATAAAATGGAGAGTATTTTTCATTTATTGATGACTGATTTTAGGTCGTCAACACAAAGAGAGCCAACTTCTAGGGAGCGTCGTATGTTGACATCGTTGTCTTGGGCAACATTGGTAGATCAAAGAGGATAAGAGTTATTAGGGGATAAGGAATGACTGAAGCACCAACTTTTGATTTTGATCGTTGTGATACTTATATGTATTTTGCATCGAATATGTTGCCAGATAATCCAGTTATAGTGGAAGTAGGATCTATACATGGTGCTCATGGCATAAAATTGTGCAAAAAATTTAATAATCAGTTAACAATGATTGCATATGAAGCAGGGCAGGAAAATAATGCCAGTCTTGTTGCAGGAACAGTAAACACACCTATTGTCGCACATCGTGCTGCTGTTACTGGTTTTGATGGTGTTGTGGAATTTTATGAATTTAATGAGATATCATCAAACAGTGTTTATCCAAGACATGAGGGTGAAGGCAGAAGACTACGAAGGACTAGTGAGGTTCGTTCAGTTGGTCTAAAAACGATAATGGCAGAAAACGATTGTTCTAAGATTGATTTACTTTTTCTTAATTGTGAGGGTGCTGAATTGGGAATATTGGATGAAGTATTATCTGATTCAGCTTTGAGAGGTAGATTGGGACAGCTTTGTGTTTCTTTTCATGGTGGTCGCATTTATCCACAAGAAGATACTGTAGAAAAAGTGCGAAGAATGTCTGAATTTTTTTGGGTTGTGGAGGAACAAAATGATTGGCCTTGCCATCTTTTTGTGAATAAAAGTCTTGATATAATTGGGGGGTAGTTATGGCTATTGTTAATATTTCTTTAGATACATCAACAAGACAGGTTGCTTTGGCAGTTAATGGCGTGTTGGTCCCATGTTCAGAGTGTAGTCTCAACAAATATACATATGATGGAGAGACATTCGTTGAATTTAGGTATATCTCTGAATCAGTAAATGCTGAGGGATTTAAAACACTGCACCAAGTATTTTTGCCATCTAATGAGGAGCTTGCATCGTTGGCTAGCGAAAATTTGGATGAAAATGGTTTTGCCACAAAAGCGTTGTATGATTCAGAAAAAGCTAAAGCAGATGTTGTTGAATTTCTGAAGAGTAAAAGAGCAAAAAAATAATTATATTCTTTATTTTGAATTTTTTTATTGTTTTTTTATAATGTTGTGTATAAATATTACAACTGGAGGTTTTAGTGAAAGTTTATCAAGCAGAAAAAAAAGACGGTATTAATTTATCATCGAATGGTGAAGGTAATTTTTCGACATTTGTTACTTCACAAGCGAGAATTGGTGATATCAAGAGATACTGTGAAAATATGTCTGTGGCAGATATGCTTGAGTCAGACTCTGCTGTTCAGACTGTTGAAGAACTTTTGGGTAGTGATCAGCCGGATCTAGCACTAATAGTAGCAATACTTGTAAGCACTGGATGGAACCGGAATGACGACATTTTTACTCCAGAAGAAGTGTGGGCAGCAAGATCCACCCCACTACATAAGCCCATGAATGATAATCATCAAGCAGACAAAATTCTTGGTCATATTGTCAAAGCAAGAGCGTTGGACAAAAATGGTGATGAAATTGAAGGTGATACCCCACCATCCGAGTTTGATATAGAAGTTGCTGGGGTTTTATATAAAGCTTTTGAACCATTAGCTGACAGAATTGAAAATATTATTGCTAAGGCTAAGGCTGGAGAATTATTTGTGTCTATGGAAGCTTGGTTTCCAGATTTCTGTTATGGTATAATAGATCCGTCTACCGGACAAACAAAACTAATAGAAAGAAATGAAGAAACTGCTTTTTTGACGAAACATTTAAGAATTTATGGTGGCGATGGTGAATATCAGGGATATAAGATTGGTAGAGTTTTAAAGAATATTGTGTTTGGTGCTCAGGGGTTCGTGGAAACACCAGCTAATCCTGAGTCTGTAATAAAAGTTGCGGCCAATAAAATGGACGTTTCGGATGTTTTTGTGACTGCTGAATTGAGTGAATTGTCGGAAGGAGGTGTAGAAGACGTGGATGCTAAAGAATTAAAAGAACTTCAGGCAAAGCTTGAAGAGGCTCAGGCGAGTCTAGAGAGCAAAGTTGGAGAGATCGCTGAACTGCAGAAGGCTGCTGAAGAGGTGAAGGCCAAGAATTATGAGGGGCAAATTACCACTCTTGCAGAGAAGGTAGATGAACTAATGGTTAGTTCGCAGGAGGCGTTGGAGAAGATTGAGGCTGTCGAGGCTGAGAAGGCTGAACTTCAAAAGCAACTCGATGAGGCGACACAACGCGCTGAAAAGAGTGATGCGGAATTAGACGAAATCCGCAAAACAGAGATGGCCCGTGATCGTCTTGGAAAATTGTCAGATGTTAAAGAGATCGAAAGTGAAGAGGCAACTCTCGCTGAACTTCGAGACATGACTGACGAAACATTTGAATTGGTTCTAAAGTATGCTGGAGAAAATAGCAAAGGTGAATCTGTTGAAACAGATGATGCTAAAGCAGAAGCAGTTTTGGAGAATGTAGAAGAAAAGAATGATGCTGAATTTACTGCTACGGAAGATGTCGCCAAGACTGAATCTGATCAGTGGATATCAACCGCACACGCGCTATTGAAGCGCTCAGAACAGAAAGATTAAGGAGGTGAGTAGGAATGGCTCTAAAACCAGATCGTGAGTATAATGAGGTAACAGACATAACTAATTTCTGGACCACAGTTGCTGCTGAAAAGGGTGGAATAGCTAGTGTCGTTACACAAGGATCGGGTGCTGCAATCGGTACTAACATTACTGATCAGGCTAATGTTGTTGGGTATCTTGCAGATCCATCTGGTGCTATAGCGAAGGGTGTTCTTCTTCAGACTGTAGCTACCGCCATGAGTGCTACTCGTGATTTCCCCAACTTTGAAAGTGGAGAAATTCGTCCAAGCGATAAATGCACTTTGGTCAAAAAAGGATTTGTAGTAACAGATATGATTCCATCGGGAGTTACACCAACTGCCGGTGCCGCTGCGTATCTAGCTGCAAGTGGGTATATTAGTTCATCGCAAGCCACTGGTGCTCCACAGGTTGGTCGGTTCGAGACCACAAAGGATGCTAATGGATTTGCTAGGGTTTCTATAGATATAACATAAGGGGGTGAAGAAGAATGAAGCGCAATAGAATTCAAAAGCCTACTCAAGAGCAAATTGAACTTTTGAGACGTACTGGTTCACAGAACAGGGCTGAAGCTATGGAAGCAATGGGTGAGCTGGCTAAAGCCCTGCAAATCCCTCTGCGTTCTGCGCTGTTGGATGGAGACATTTTGAGTGGAATCTTTACTCCCGAAGTTCTCGATCCAAGTGCTACTGCTGAATATCCATTGGATCTTTATCAGACTGCAAGTGAAGGCGATTATGCTGCATATATGATTCCGAGCGAGGGTGCTCTACCACAGCGCACAATTTCCGGAGATGCAGTAACAGTCAACACATACGATGTTGGTAATGCAATTGATTGGCCGCTAAAATACTCCTTCTCTGCACGATGGAATATCGTAGCACGTGCAATGGAAGTTCTTGAAGCTGGATTCGTCACAAAGATGAATACTGATGGATGGAGAGTTATTTTGGCTGCTGGTGCAGGTCGTACCGATTATTCTGGTGGGGCTCCACTTGTTTACGATAGTGCTGCTACTGCTGGTCAATTCACAAAGAGACTAGTTTCTCTCATGAAGACCACAATGACTCGTCTCGCTGGCGGGAACTCCGCTTCGCTCAACCGTGGTAAGCTTACTGACCTATATCTAAGCCCAGAGGCTATCGAAGATATTCGTGAGTGGGATGCCGATGATGTTGATGAAGTAACTCGGAGAGAAATCATGGTTGCAGAAGATGGTGGTGGTACACTATCTCGCATCTATGGTGTCAATCTACATCCACTAGATGAGCTTGGTGAAGGCTATGAACTTCAGACATATTTTGACACACTTGGTCTAAGTATGGGTACAAGCGACGTAGAGGTTGTAATTGGCCTGGATCTTTCCAAGGATGACTCGTTTGTTATGCCAGTCAAAAGAGAACTGTCAATCTTTGAAGACGACACACTTCACAGGAGACAGAAGGCAGGTTTTTATGGTTGGCAAGAACATGGTTTTGCTGCTCTAGACGGACGTCGTGTTCTCTTGGGAAGCTTCTAGACCATTGTAAACAAATAGTTTATGTTTTTTAATCTAATACGAGAGGGAAGGGTAAAATCTTCCCTCTCTTTTTTTTGTTGGATTAAAATTTTTTGTGAAGACATGTTTTTTGTCGTCTGGTTCTATGGTGTATAATCTATTGATAGATACGTAGTTATTTTGCTAAAATAACACTTATAAAAGATAAGGGGCGATTATATGACGATTGTAGAATTCAATTTTTATCCAGATGCTGCACCTTCTGTAGTTGGGACATTGGTGACTGGCGGGACAGTAAATATAGAGTTGTGGGAAAATGGTGTTAGCGTTGTTCCGTCATCCAGTGGATGTACTGAAATTGGTAATACTGGGAATTTTAGTTGGTCTACTAGTGGTATAGAAGTTTTGACGTCTAGTAGGCAGCAGTTCCATTGGAGAATGTCTGATGGGTCTAATACAGATGAAGGTGATTTTGTTTTAATCGCCATGGAAAATTATGATGGTGGTATGCCGTCGCTAAATGACAAAAGTTCATACTTGGCATAACAGGATAAAATGATATAGCCTAGCACAGTTAGTTGTGCAAGAAAGGCAGGAACATATGGCTTATTGTCCAGACAATACTACGCTTTTTTGGTCAGATCCAGGTTCAGATAAAATATCACATTCTGGGATATATGGTGGTACTACTACAGAAATTGTTACAACAGGGCTGGATAATCCATACGGGATTGTTGTTGATACTGCCAATAGCACCGTTTACTACGCAGACTGGGGAACAAATACAATCAAAAGATCATCAGTGTCTGGGACTGATGAAGTCACTATTGCGTCTGGCTTAAGTGACCCACGTGGTCTTGCCATAGATTCAAATAATAGCAAGTTGTATTGGTGTGATGATTTAGCAGATACTCTTGTTATGTCCAATTTGGATGGGACTGACCAAACTACAATAGTTAGTGGAATGAATGCTGTCGGAGTTGCTGTTGATACCAACAGCAATAAAATATATTGGACGGTTGCTGATGCTTCTGGGTCAATAATGAAGGCTGATCTTGATGGCTCTAATATGGAATATATGGGATATTCTGAGCCGTTGGGGGACGTGGTTACGTCGTACAGCGCACAAACTTTTTATGAACACAATGTATTCATACCAAGAGCAATAAGGCTTACCGATACTACACATGCACTGGTTTATACCCACTCAAATTCCCACAATACCGAATTATATTGTCGTATTATAGAATACTCAGATCATATTGCGACATCTGGCGATGAAGTACTCATTCAAAGTGGAACAATTTACCCGGCTTATGCGGGATCTGTAAATCTTCAAAGAATTAATGATACACAGTTTTTTATTGTTTTCGGCCAGGATAGTGGTACAGATTTGGTAGTTTGCAGTCTTAGTGGAACATTATCTGTGAGTGTTGATTCAAAGACTGCATTAGATACTCAATTTATGTATGAGATGTATCCAACGGAATTGTCTCCGCAAACACCAACGTCTTCTGGTACATATATTGTTGCTGGCAAAAGTTTATCGAACAACTATGTATACGACAGAGTGGTTGCCATCAGCGGAACAACTGCTATAACAGGATCTCGCCTAAGCCCGGATGGAGAACTTAGCCATACCACATATTTGGCTGTTGCACCATTTAATTCAAGTGAATTTGTAACTTTTTTTGCTCCAACTAGCACCGATAGTAGGTATAGATATGGAAGTGTTAGTGGGTTAGATATTACATTTGGGGAAAGTGGAGTTATAGGAGACAACAAGAAAGTACAACTACCAATATCACAAAAGTTGGAAACAGATAAGGTAGCTTTATTTGGTAGTATTCTTTCTGAAGACAACAAAATATATACATATTCTCTTGGGTCTAGTGGAAATATAACAGAAACACTTACTGACGGAATACATGTTCAACATTCAGATAAACATGCTATGGTTGTTTTAGATTCAAGCATATTGGCTCTGTGTACATATGAAGAACCAACTACTAGTGTCCAAATATGCAAGCTTAGCGGATCGTCAGGTGTGTTGGGAGATATTATCACGAAGGATGTTGCTGCATACCTGTGGTTAACAAAAATTACAGACAATAGTTTTACACTATATAGTGCGGACACTACTGCTACTATTGGCCAACTGGAAGTATTTAGTATTGCTGGAGGTGGTTCAACAAATACATCAGGAATATTGTCTTATCCAAAACCAATAACAATAGATACGACCAATAATAGCATATATTGGTCCAACGAATATGATGGAGAAAAAGCAGAGATATGTAGGATAGACATTTCTGGAGTTAATTCTGGTGTTGTTGTTCCAACAGATATTGGATACAAAAATGTTTACGGACTTGCTGTTGAACCTGCGGATCAAAAAGTATATATTGCTAGTAGCGGCAATGGAACTATAAGCAAAATAGACCTTGACGGGTCTAATCCGGAGATTCTTGCGAGCAATCTTCCGAAACCTTTGGGCATATCTCTTGTTCCCGCCCCAGTAGATGCGATAAATTTGTATCTAAAAGTTGTCGAACCATCAAATGATTCTACCAATTTATTTGTTAAGGGTCCGATATTCAAAACAAATAGTACAAATTTATATTTGGAAGTAACCAAACAAAAAACAAACACATCCAATCTTTACATCGGTGGAATTGGTTCTAGTGTTGTGTCTGACAAAATTGCGACACTTACTAGAGCACAAGATTATGATCCACAAATCATATCATCTTTCGCGAATGCTGCTACGTCAGTAAATGTTGAATTATGGAATATAACCAATGGAGCAAATACAGTTATATCAATATCCAATAGTGGATGTTACAGTATTGGCAATACTGGTAAGTGGGGATGGTCTACTGAATATTTGCCACAAGTAAAAGAATTGTCAAGACAGCATTGTTATTTCAGGATGACGTCAGATACTGGGGAAGAACAATGTAATGAATTTATTTTCACATTCAAAAATAAAAATGTAATAAGAAGAAGGAGAGTGAGGAAAGATGGCATGGGATAGTGATTTAGTTTTGATGGTTAGGATATTAATTGGTGACCATAACTCTCCGCAAACTCACGAAGATGATTACATCAAAAGTGTTTTGATTACTGCAGGAATAATGGTCGACGCAGAAATTCCATTTAGTTATGATTATATTTATAGTCTTAGTGATTCAACGATAGTTCCAGATCCAGTAACAAGTGATGATCAAATTTTTATGGCTTTGGTTCCACTGAAAGCTGCATGTATATTAACACAAAGCGATTTTAAGAATGCCCTTGGTCAAGGGATCAAGGTTAGAGATGGAGATAGTCAAATAGATACAAGTGTAAGTTTTAAAGGATATAAAGATATCCTTGAATTAGGACCATGTGCTGCATATGAAAAATTAAGATGGTCATTGTTGGCTTCAGGAGAAGCTTCCAGTGTAGGAAAAGCTGTTCTAGGCCCGAACAGGGTTCCTGGAAATAATGCATATGACACTATCACATGGTATTATGATCAATTTGTTACCGAAAGAGGTAGAAAATAATGACAATCACAAATATTGATGAAGAAAGTATCATGAGTGCCATGCACGCTGTTGATATTCATGTCAACAGTTTAATTGTAGCTACACAGGGTATCAAGAGTACTCTAGAATTGAGGTCGTTTCTCGATAATGATTCAACTACTATTAATATGTTAAATCATTATCTTGCACAGTTACAGACTTATTCTTCAGGGATTGTTTCGGAGATTAATGGTATATGAAACTAATAATTGATTTAGAACAAGACGACATAGATGGTAACCCAATACCTGCGATTATTTTAGAAAATGTAAAATGTTTTGGGCTAGCAGCCATACACAGTGATGGATTAATATTTCACCATCATGGAGATGCCATAGCTATTAAAAGTGCATTGCATGGTCTTGATATATGTATGCAGCCATTTATCGAGAAAGCTCAGGAAAAAATAGTCGAAATATAAAGAAATAGGGCGGTATGTCAGCGCACTTTGATCCTAATTTCCGACTGATTTGGATACACAATGAATCAGGAGCTAGTGGTATTCCCGCAGGGTTTGCCAGAGACAACCAATATGATGGAAGGGCAATTCAGGGACATGCTAGTGGTCAAATAAATGGTGGTGGTAGTGGACATACACACGATTTAGATAACCATACACACACATCTGATTCACACGTTCACTATGTTTCTGCCGGATCAGCAACAGCATCTACTGTTGTCGGAGTAAGGGACGCATCGCCGAACATAACATTTTATCAGGCACCACATGTGACACACTCACACGTAAGTGGTCCGTCGAGTGCTGCTTCGATAACATATTCTGCCAGTGGATCATGTACGACAGACAATGGAACTGGATGTTTCCCACAACACATAACCGCGATAATAATTAAGCCATTATCAGCAATTTCACATATTCCTAGTGGTGTTATTGCTTTTACTGATACGGGGACAATTCCGAATGATTTTTCGGTAGCTAGTGGAATAAACGAATATCCTAATTTAAGCGGTTTGTTTGTTGTTGGTGCAGTATCTGGTGGTGATGGTGGACAAGTAAATGAAGCAAGTGGTCATTCACATAATGTGAGTAAATTACATAAACATACGGAAAATGTTCATCACCACAATTATAATCTTTGTAGTTATTCGACTCCTACGTTCGACACGTATACTGGATTTGTTAGTCCTGGATATCTTTCAAGTTTTCACCATAATGTACGTCTAACAGCAACATCTTCGGGTAATGGGGATACTAGTTCAGAAAATATAGTCATAACATCTGGTGTATACGAACCAGCATATACAAAATTATTGGGTGTTCAAACAACTGGGTCAACCAGTATTCCGTCTGGTCTTATTTTTGGATATGTTGGTCAATCTGGTGATTTAAATTTAGATGAATGGGAAATATGTAATGGAGATTTTGGCACAACTGATTTATCTGAAACTCAAATAAAAATAACAACAGATATTTCTGAAATTGGAAATACGGATGGATCAAGCAATAATCATTCGCATTTCTCTTCACATACACATGATTTGCCATCTGGAACACACACTCACTCAACAACAGTAATCATGGCTCGTGGTGGTGTTGCCAGAAATAATACTCTCCCGCAAAACAATTCTCCAAAAGAAAGAACATCCCATACACATACGTGGACAGTTACGTCGACATCAGGTGGGGCGATTATAAGCGAAAATGTTGAGACCACATCTGGAGACTGTCGTGGTCCATGGCGGACCATGATTTGGGTCAAATCAAAATCTGTCGAAGAATTTATACCATACAGTGGCAATAATGATTTATTCATCCACGGACAAAATGAGGCAAACAATAATTTTGCGTTGTTTATGTTTGGGAATGAAGAAATAAATGATTCTTGTGATCTATTTGTTACTGGATACGATACATGTGATAATTCATTTGATTTATTAATTCATGGAAAACATTCAAATGATGATAGCTGTGATTTGTTTGTTTGTGGACATGATGAATCAACATCTTCTATTGATTTGTTTATGTATGGGCAGGACACCAAAATAGGGGATTGTAATTTATTCATTACTGGGAATGAAGATTTATCTGACGATGTAACATTGTATCTTGCTGGGTTGAATGTCGTAAATGATGACATTGATTTGTTTATCAATGGGTATGACAAAACAACTTCATATACCACCTTAGTAATTAATGGCAGAAATAATGTTGATGAATCTACTACATTATTTATACATGGGTGTGATGATTCGACACAATCTTGTGATTTATTTATAGCTGGGGAAAACTATTCATCAGATAATACGACATTATACATCGCTGGGATTAGTGAAGAAAATTCCAACATTGATTTGTATATTGGAGGATTCTACACAACAATTTCTTCTGCAGATTTGTACATATGTGGATATAATGCAAGTACTTCGTTTATTACATTGTTTATTGATGGGAAAAACAGTTTTACAGAATCATGTAATTTGTTTATCAATGGTGATGATTCTGATACACTGATTTTTCCGCTATTTATACATGGACACTATGGCTTAACACAATCGTGCGACTTATTCATACATGGTAGTCATGATTTATCAAATAATACGACGTTGTATGTTGGAGGGTTTGACAATGTTAATTCGGATGTAAATTTATTTATAGGTGGATATTCACTAAAATCATCTTATGTAGATTTGTTTATTGATGGACATGATACTTTAATTCAATCTGGAGATCTTTTTATTGGTGGATTTGAAACTAATTCATCGTCTTCGGAATTGTTCATCGGTGGCCGTGGCTTGCTGGACGACAACATAGAGTTATTCATCAGTGGTTTGAATACCTCAAGCGATAGCGTAGATCTGTATATAAATGGTTTATCCCCCACTTTTGCGTCTTGCGATCTGTTTATTTCTGGATCTACGGGAAATACCTACGACGATAATATTCCATTATTCATTGATGGAATTGTTACCCGCATTAGCGGAGTACCTTGTTCTGGTGAATTCTCGTTAATAATAAATGGATATGAGCCAACCCCGGCCCCAGTGTGTCCTATCCCAGATCCAAATGCTAGCTTCCAGATTCCCTCAAGGCTTATTGATTTATATAAAGATAGAATTGATTCAATGATTAATCAAGCTGGAAAAAATGTTGTACTACAATTTGATAAAATAGTCTCAGAATGCCCCAATTGTTATTTTGACAATGTTAGCCAAAAATCTTCTGGAAGATATAAGCTTGGAGGACCATCGCCATTTAATGAAGGACAGAAGTGTCCGTATTGCAAGGGCAACGGTGTTGTTGGTGAAAACGCCGAATTGTGTATAAAATGTTTGATAACATGGAACCCGCAGGATATCGATAATTATGGAATATCTGTTAGTAGTACTGGAGAAATAATAAAATTAAAGACATTGATTACATATGCAGATAAATTGAAAAGAGCCAATGTCGCATTGATAGACCGTCAAGTATCTGGTATTACTGAGTATAGGGCAAAGCTGGTTAAGGGTCCATATCCGATTGGGTTGCGTGAAGATAGGTATTGTATTAGTTTTTGGAGGACCATATAATGGAAAGTGGAACAATTAATGTTTTTGTTAATGGTGCTTCAGATCCGGTTGCAGCTACGTGTCCAACGTTAGATCCAACCGCATCAATTCAGATAACAGACACACTTATAGACATATATCAGTCTAGGATAAATGCATTAATAAATCAACTTGGAAAACATGTTTTTCTTGAATTTCCACCGATACAAATCCCATGTACAAATTGTTATTATGATCCTGTTCGCAAAAGGTCAAATGGAGTTTACAGGAGTGGTGGGTCACGTCCGTTTGTTAGGGGTAGAAAATGTCCTCACTGTAAGGGTGCTGGTTTGCTTTCTGAAAGTTCAAATGAATGCATACACGCTCTGTTAAAATGGAATCCGAAAAACGCAGAAGAGTATGGAATATCTGTATCAAAACATAATGGTATTGTTCGTATAAAGACATATCTTGACCACATGTCAAGTTTAATGAGAGCACAAACAGCAATAGTTAACTACGATATTAGAGATGTTTTGACTTTGAGAGTAAAACGCATCAAAGGTCCAATTCCGGTAGGTTTGAGGGAAGATAAGTATTGTATAAGTTTTTGGGAATTACTTTCTTAGGAGTTGTTATGGCTAGTATAAAATGGACACTCCAGTCTACGAACTTAACTCTTGAGCGACTAGTAAAGGGTACCAAGATTTTTGGATCTCGTTTGTGGGCAAAAATAGCTATAACAAAAGGTAAAGCTATCAGCGATGCAATTGGTCAAATGTTGGTTAAAAATTTTGAGAACACAGAAGTTGCAATGGCTTTGCGTGGTCAAGGCTCAGAGGATTTACCAGCACATTTTGGGTTAAGTGATAGTTTGGCAAATTCTTTGGTTGATGGTATGTCTCAACTAATAAGATCGTCCGTAAAAATAGGAAGCAGATCAGAAAGCGATGCTGTTTCCGTTAGAATACAGGCTGTTGAAACAAATTGGAACGATTATTTGAGTTTACCTGGTGCAAGTTATGTCTCTTCTCAGTCTAATATCGTTATTCCTGTTGCAAAATGGTTATTGGTGGACCCAAATATAGATGTTGGTCAAGCCGCATATGACATAGTTTTCAAAGGTGAAGATGCCGATTTTGATGTACGAATTCAGCATACATCTAGAAGTGGTAGAGCCATTATGGTTTCACTTGAAGCACTTGGTGGAAGTGGAGGATATGTTTTGCCTGCGATAGTTGCTGGTAATGCTGGTCAGAACTTTATAGAATATGCTCTTGGTCAGCCAAATGTTTTAGTAGACGCTGCCAAAATATTAATGGAAAAGGTAGGATAAATATGTGTGCTTTAGATTTTAAGGGAACAAACGATGGTGGTTTCGGAGGATACGAACTAACAGATCAGTTGTTGTACAATTTGAAGTGGTTTGTTGATTGGGGTCTATTAAATAATGGAGCATATGGTATATATGAATATGATTCGTCTAGTTGGTATGATGACGATGAATCAAAATTGCATCCAGTAAAGGACGAAAGATACGGAGATGGTTGTGTATGGGAAGGTGTTGGAAGAGAATGGGTCTGGGAAAGCGGTGCTGCATTATCAGCTAGCGGGTCTGTTGATCCATTCCGTGTTTCTGGTGTGTACATAAATGGTGATTTTTATCCAACTACAGAAGTTGGTATTAATTCCCACCATGTTGATTACAATAATGGTAGAATAATTTTTGATGAAGCCAAGAGTACAGATGAAGATATTAGAGCAGAATTCACCAGCAGATCTGTTTTTGTAGGCTTTGCGGATCACATAGAATTTAGAACCTTAATGTTAAACGCAGCTACTGAGTTTTTATCAGACCTTTCGACGTCTGGCGTACCGACAAGAGAACATCAGGTATGGTTGCCAAGTATATTTTTGGAATTAAATAGAGGAACACAACGTGGATGGCAATTGGGTGGTGGGCAAATAAAGACAAGATATTTGACTTTTCACGTATTTGCAGACAATCCATCAGACAGAAATTTGCTAATGGATTGGTTAGATTATCAAAGCAGAAGTACTTTTTGGATGGCAGATTTAAATAATATTATATTCCCATTTGATGGATATGGGGATCTAGTTTCTGGAGTGACAAATTGGGAAAAAATGGTTGCAGATTATCCGTGGAAACGTCTTAGGGTGATAGATAGTAACCCACACGTAATAAATTCATTAAATTCTCAAATTTTTAGAGCTAGAGTTGTTTGGGAAATAGAAATAGACTTTGGGTCAATTTAAGAATTTGTGGTGTATAATACATATAATGGTAGGATAGCTTCTAATGAAAGGGGGAGTGATCTGTGGCAAATAATAGAATTTTTTATGCAATTCAGGCAGTTGGATTTGCTGAGCATGACGTATTGTGTCCACTAGATGCTGGCAATTTACATGATGGTTCTGGGACACATCCGTCTGGTTTTGTTACCGCGCATGGTGTGCAAAGTGTTGGTTTAAATACTACGTTCAATCTTCAGCAAGTTTTCGAGCTTGGTCAACTAGAACTATACGAAAATATTGAAGGTATTCCAGATATCGAGATGACATTACAAAAAGTTTTGGATGGATATCCATTACTATATCATCTTGCCACACCTGGGGCTTCATCTGCTACTTTGGTTGGTAGGTCTAATGAGAGATGTTTTGCTGGATTGAATATTTATCCAGACACATTCGACAATGCTTCCGGAACACCACTTCAGTCTGTCGGTATGTCTGGTATGTATGTTTCTGCTCTGACATATACTCTTCAGGTTGAAGGAAGTTCAACAGAAGATGTGACCCTTGTTGGGAACAACAAGGAGTGGACTGCTTCTGGGCTCAACCACTTTACTCCAACATCTTTTGATGGATCAGATGAACCACAGTCTTTGGCCGCATCTGGTGGAGTAGCTCAAAGAGAAAATATTTTGATGGGTACTGGATGTTCAATGGATGCTAATGGTGATATTACCGGAGTTAGTGGGAGTATCTGGCCAACAGAAATAGATGGAATAGATAGTAATGGCCACAACGTAGAATCTGCTAATGCGTACAGTGCTCACCTTCAAACAGTTACAATCTCCAGTGATCTTGGTAGAGAAGAATTGTTTGAATTAGGGCGTAGAGGACCATACCATAGATTTGTTTCATTCCCAACTGAAGTCACGTGTGTTATTGACACAACATCTTCGGAAGGTGATTTAATTGATGCCCTGGCAGATCCTGTAGGGGGAACCAATCTAACAAACCAGAAGATTTTCATCTGGGTTGAAGAGGGTACCAGAATTAATCTTGGACCAAAAAACAAGCTTGCTTCGGTAAGCTATGGTGGTGGTGATGCTGGAGGCGGTAACGTTACAGTATCATATAATTATTCAAACTTTAATAGTTTGAAAGTTACTCATACGGCAGATCCAGCCGGTTTGGCTACATAGTAATTCACAATTTAGTTTGTGACCAATGAATCGGGGTGGTTTTAAGACCACCCCGATTTTTTTGTGGAACAATATTGCAAATTCCATGTACAACAAATAAACTTACTAGTTGGGGATATTAGTGATGGATATACAAAAATTAGAAGAAGCAAGCGATGCGTACTACAATGGTTCTCCAATAATGACTGATGAGGAGTTTGATGCCGCAATTATAGCATTGAGATCCAAAGATCCAAAAAATCCGTTTTTAAAAAGGATAGGTGCTCCAGTACCAGGAACAAGTAAAGTCAAGCACGATATTCAAATGGGTAGTTTAAATAATGCAAACAATAAAAAAGAACTTATCGAGTGGCTACCACATGGAGTAGATTTTTGTCTTGAACATAAATTAGATGGTTTATCTGTAGAACTAAAATATGAAAATGGAAGTTTTGTTCAGGCTATAACTCGTGGAGATGGAGACGTTGGAGAAGATGTGACAACTAATGTTGTTAGATCTGGGAATATTCCATTAACAATTGACAAACATATTGTTTCTGTTAGATGTGAGTGTCTAATTCACAAAAATGATTGGGATAAAAATTTTACTGGTGATGCAAATCCAAGAAATTCAGCATCTGGAACATTAAGGCGACGTGATAGTAAAAATGCTAAGTTTTTACGATTTTACGCTTTTGATGCTATAGTGGATGATAAATGTTTAGATACGTTTGAAACCGAAAACAGTATGTTGACTTTTTTGGAACAGTGGTTTCTGATACCGAAATATACTATTGTTGAATACAGATATATTGATGGTAACAGAATACATGAAATGTATTCATTTTGTTGTTCAGAAGAATCTGGTAGAAATAATCTGTTGTATGAAATTGATGGGATTGTTTTTAAAGTAGACAACAAAAAAGCGTCTTTTGAGATGGGTGTTAAAAATAACAGACCTAAAGGGCAGATAGCATATAAATTCAAGCCACGTGGTGGAGAAACTGTTTTGCTAGACGTCCAATGGCAGGTTGGGCAAACTGGTGCGTTGACTCCTGTCGGGAAAGTAGCTCCAGTTGGTGTAGGGGGAACAATTATACGTAGTGCTCTTTTGTGTAATATTGATGAGATCAACAGACTACAGATAGCTATTGGTGATACGGTAGAAGTTATTAGGGCGGGAGATGTTATTCCAAAAGTATCAACAAAAATTAGAAATGGTGAGAATAGAAAACCAATAGTATGTCCAGATAAATGTCCAGAATGTGGTTTTGATGTTTATCCGGATGGGGCTAAAATGGTGTGTGAAAATAAAGAATGTTCCGGGAAATCTATTGGTAGAGTTATGACCTGGATACACAAGAGGAATATTCTGAATCTTGGACAAGGTGCTATCGTCGGAGCTAATATTAGGTCTATCACAGAATTGTATGAAACAACAAAATCTGAATGGGCTTCAGTAAAAATGAAAAATGGTATATTGGGTGACAAAAGGGCTTTGAAAATTATTGACTCACTAGAACAATCTAGATCCGTTTCTTTATCAGATTTTATTGGTTCAATATGTATAAAAGGTGTTGGTAGATCTTTGGCCTCTATTTTGTGTAATAGCCTGAATATTGTTGAACTTGACGATTTGTTCGATCTTACCCCACAAGATGTTGCTAAACTTGATGGTTTTGGGGATGTGCGATCTCAAGCATTTTGTGACTGGCTTGTTGACAATAGGGATGAGGTTGTGAAATTGGCAAGTTATATGTCAATTTCCGATGACAGTGATCAAGAAACAACTAATGAGTTTGATGGAGAAACAATTTGTTTTACCGGGAAATCTCCCCACCCAAGATCAAGGATGAGCGAAATCGCAGAAGCGTGTGGTGCTAAGGTTTGCAGTTCCATCAACAACAAAACTACAATATTGGTTATTGCAGACCCAGATAGCAGGTCGGCGAAAGCCGTTAAAGCAAGAGAGATGGGACTTAAATTAATGTCTCCAGAAACGTTTTTGTATATTGTGAAAAATAATTGAAATTTTAGACAAAAAGCAAAATTATGTGTATAATGTCTTTGGACGAAAGTGTTAAGCAGGCGTCAATATTTAGTCACGCCATCCTTGCGCGTCGTTCGTTACCTTAGTGATCGGGGGCCTAAAAGGCCCCCGTCTTTTTATGAAAAAATATTGGTATATAATTCTGCCTTCGATTATATTTGTAGTTTTTTCGTTAGATCTTTTTGTAACGATTTATTCTGCAAGAACGTTCAAAAATTTTGAAGAAGCAAACCCAATTGCTCTGTATGTTTGGGACAATTATGGGACTGATGGGTTAGTTGTGTTCAAGATTGCGGTTGTTTTCGTATCTTGTGCGTGTAATGGAATTGTGTTATGTGGACCAAATAAAAAATATATACTTTTTACGACTATTTTTGGTTTATTGGCGTGTGTAGTTATTTGTGGGTGGTGGTTGTTTTGGTTTATTTTGCAACAACCAGCGTGGTTCCACGTATAAACAAGAGACTAAAACAGATTATTTTTTGGTAAAATTTATGAATATGCTTATAACACAACAACAAATTAGAAACAGAATTTTGTCTATGGCAAAAGAAATAGATCAACATTATGCTGATGTTGAAAAACCGGTTGTTGTTTTGGGTGTATTGGCTGGTGCTATTTTTTTTATGGCAGATCTAGTTAGACAAATGAAAACAGAGACAACACTTGATTTTATCAGGGTATCCACATATCCTGATAAAAACACGACCAATCAGACCCCTGTAATGATTCATGATCAAAGTGTATGTCTTGAAGACGCTGATGTTTTATTGGTTGACGATATTCTTGATACAGGCACAACTATCGAGTTTATAAAACAAAGATTAAATAGATCTGGTTTAAATAGTTTGTCTGTTGCTACATTATTGAGAAAACCAGAATCGTCAAGAATCATACAAGAATCAAAAGCAGATTTTGTTGGATTTGATATTCCAAATAAATTTGTAGTTGGATGTGGGTTGGATTATGACAATAAATTTAGAGAATTATCTGATATAGTCGTGTTGGAGAAAATAAATGAATATTCAAGAAGCAAGAGATAAGGTTAATTTTGTTGAGTCTTGTTCAAGTAATTTTCATATTATTGATTTATGTAGGGTCATTAAGTTTTTGTTAGATGATCTTGAATGTAGTATTGATAGGAAAGCAATTTTTAAGCCTCAAGTATTTTTGAATGATAAAGTTGTTGATGAACAAATTGAGAGAAGAAGATCTGGGAATGCTGGAGATTTGGAGTAAATTATGGCTAAATTTTATTTCGTAAGTGGAACGTTTAAGACGATTAAGGATGCTCCAGACATAAAAACTGGGGCAATCAAAGCAGTTGAAGAATTAGTGAGTAACCCGGCAATGCATACGCTTTTTCTAGAAATTGGTGAACAAGGTTTCAATGGAACAGATATGGCGGTTTATCCATTAATACCATTATTGAGAGATGTTGGATGTTTATTGCCAAGTGACGAAGTATTAATTCAAAATGCTAAGCAAACATTAGGTATTGATGGAATGAGTGCTGAAGAAGAAGAATGGTTTTTATATGGAGATACTCCACGTGAATGAACACACATGTGATGTTGTCAAAATCAAGCTTTTAGATCACCCGAATGCTGATTCTCTAAGTATCGTTTATGTTGGTGATTTTCAATGTGTTGTTAGAACATCAGATTGGAATGATGGAGATCTTGCAGTATATATCCCGCCAGACAGTGTTGTGCCAGATACTCCAATGTTTCAATTTCTTGGTGGCCACCGTAGAATCAAAGCAAGAAGACTTAGGGGTGAATGGTCAACTGGACTACTTGTGCAGGCACCAATAGATGCAAAAGTAGGAGACGATTTGATGGATGCATTGGGGATAGTCCACTATGAACCACAAATGAGAGCGTGTTTTAAAACTGGTGGTGATGGAGCAACTCCTCCACCAGGATTTCATCCCGTATATGATGTAATGAATTTTAGAAAATATTCAAGTAAATTTGTAGATGGAGAAGAAATCATTTGTACAGAAAAAATTCACGGTGCAAATGCTAGATTTGTATGTATTGATGATAAGATTTATTGTGGATCAAGGAAATTTTGGAAAAAGGAAGATGAAAACAATTTGTGGTGGAAAGCATTGAGTTGGACTCCAGCATTAGAAGCGTGGCTTAGACACAACCAAAATATGACGGTTTATGGGGAAATATATGGTCAGGTACAAAACCTTAAATATGGAGCAAAGTGTGGAGAAATTTTCTTTGCTGCATTTGACATATTGAGTGGAGATAGATGGCTTGACTACGACGATGCTATTAGTGTTGGTTCTGGATTGCCGTGGGTTCCTTTGGTATACAGAGGTCCGTTTGATAAGGAAAAGCTGTTGATGTTTGCTGAAGAAGACAGTATTTGTGGAAAAGCAGATCATCATAGGGAAGGTGTTGTAATTAAACCAGTTCATGAACGAACCGATCGAAATATTGGAAGAGTTCAATTAAAGATTGTTGGTAATAGATATTTGAACAAAAGTTGAAAGGACGTATTATGCCAGGAAAAGATGGAACTGGTCCAGATGGGAATGGTCCAAAGAAGAATAACCAAGGAGTTCCTACGCCACGAAGAAGGAAGAGAACTACAAAACCAGGAAAGCCAGCCAGACAAGGTAATGATCGAAAAGGTGGAGGTAGATAAATTGTGTTAAAGTTTATGTCTGGCGATATGTTTGATGTTGGAGCAGATATCATAGTTAACACAGTTAATTGTGTTGGTGTCATGGGATGTGGTGTTGCTGCAAAATTTAAACAAAGATATCCTAAGATGTATAAAGAATATAGGCGTGAATGCACCAATGGAAAAATATTTCCTGGAGTTTTGTGGAATTATTTGAATGATGGAGATGGTGTTTTGATTGTCAATTTCCCAACGAAGGATCACTGGAGAAATCCATCAAAATATTCATATATTTCGAATGGACTCAAGGCATTAAGGTCATTTCTTGAGAAAAAGGGTGATTTCCATATTTCTGTTGCTATACCTGCATTGGGTTGTGGTCATGGTGGGCTTGATTGGGATATTGTCTCAGATATGATAAAAGAAAGTTTGGGTGACTTACAAAATGCAACAGTGTATGTCTTTAATCCACAAGCATCCAAGAATTTTGAGGAATAATATGTTGCTGATACTCCTGTATCTTTTGTTTTTTATTTTCATAGTTTGTGGCGTACTTACTATGTATTGTTTTTATGATTTTTTGAAGGATTTCCTATAACGGGGAAAATTAATGCCATATATTCCACAAGAAAGACGGCCAACATACAACAAATCCATAAAAGACCTAGCAAAACAACTTAATGCTTTGGGGGATAATGATCAAATGTCTGGAG